AGGTCAGCGGTGGCAAAGGTGATGGCATCCTTGTGATACACCAAGTTCTGAGCGTACTGGCTGGAAGCAGCACCCACGAACACAACAGCTTTGCCGCTCTGTGGCAGCACGTCCACGGTAGCCAAGGCGTTGCTGGCAGAGAACATCGGAGCCACGGTGATAGTGCCAGCACCAGAGCCGTTCAGGGTCACGTCAGCAACAGCGACGAACTGGAACAACGAACCGGTGGATTCACGGGTTTGTGGGTTCACAGCGAAGCAGTCAGCCACGGTGAACACATCACCTTGCTTCACAACGCCAGCGTTACCACCACCAGTAATCACGATGGAGGTTGCGCCTTCAGCGGTCACAGCAGCAGACAGTGTTGCGCCAGTGGAGCCACGCGAGCCAGTGGTGAACTGCTTGATCGACTGAGACATGTTGATCTCGTTCAGACCCAACACACCAGTGCCCATCATGCCGTTCTTGAACTGCTTGCTGATGGTGTCGGTGGGGTTGAACAGACCTTTCAAGCCTTCAACCAAACCAGCGTTGGCAGCAGGGTTCACGGTGGCGTAACGGGGATCCATCACGGCTGCGTTTTCGTTCAGCTTTTGCTGCGCGGCCAACAGAACAGCGGAAGTGCTAGGCACGGTGCCGGGGGTGCCCACGGTGTTGCCGATGTACTTGTAGCTGTTTGCCACGTCAGCGTCGATGCTGGCGGCCAACTGCGAGATACGTGGCTTCAAGACACGCTCTGCGAAGTCGTCCAACTGCATGGTCAATTCAGCAGATGTGAAGTTGACGCCGATGTGCTTTTGGCTGGAGACAGTCAAAGTGGTGAACTGCTCGTTGTCGTCCTGAACTTGCAGGGCGGCACCGTCAGTCACCAAAGCGCGGTCGGGCAGACGGATACGCAGTGTGGAACCGATCTTGGCACCTTCCACGGCGAAGCTGTCGTCATACTGGCGGTTCACGTTGCGAGTGAGCACCAGGTTGTTCTCGAGAATTTCCAAACTTTTTCTTGTGATCATGTCGATCGTCAGAATGCTGTTAGCCATTTCAATTTCCTTATTTCAAAAATTAGCGGATTGCCTGCGCTTGCAGCTTCTTGACCTGTCGGGCACGCTCGGCCTCAATCCACTGCGAGTCCGTCATGGTCTTGGTAGACCGTGGGTCCGTGGTGTCGTAGGTCGCTGATCCAGAGGATCGTGCGGCAACAGGTTTGATCGGTGCAGGTGCAGACGTGGTTCGTTTCATGGGAGGTTCTGCGGCCAACTTGGCCTCAATTTTCCCAATCTCTTTTGCCTGACTGAGTGGCGTCATGCGTGAGATACGTTCTGCGTCTTTGGGGTTGGAGCCAAGGTAGTAAGCCAACTCGGGGCCAATGTCCGAAGACTGGATCGTTTCAGCCATCACGTTGGTGATCGGGAGCTTGGGGTTGTAGGCGACTTGTTCAAAGTCATCGTACTTGTCCCGGGCTGCTTCTTCACGTTCCTGATAGCTCTCAAGAACCTGCGACTGCTGCTTGGCGGCTTCACGTTTGGCGAGCAGTTCTTCGGCCTTCTGGTACGCCAGTGCTTCTGCATAGGCTTCAGGGCTTTCAAACTGATCAACGGATGCCGTTGGTGCAGCTTTGACGATTTGCGTTTCCGCAGCACGTTGTTGCTGTTCTCGTTCCCACTTACGTTGCTCTCTTGCGAGGCGTTTGCCGATCATCGCGTCAATCTCAGCCTGGGAGTATTTCTTCTCCTCGACCTGATCGTTTTGATTCTCGACGACTTCCGGCGCGGTATCAAGCGTCTCAGGAGCAGCCGTTGCTTCTGGTGCTGGCGCGGAGTCTACTTCCGCTAAGGTTTGGACTTCTTCAGTCATTTTTAACTCGTTTGAGTTCCCAGTGAACCTCACTGGTACGGTTTGTTTGCATTATGCCCAAAATTTAGGCACATGCGAAGTTACTCGGGTGCTGGCTCTGGCTCAGGATGCACCAACATCAAGCCTGCCTTTTGCAGACCGACATCCAGCGATCCGAAGTACACCTTGCGCGGCCATGTCACGTCGTTGCAGATGGTGTCCAACTCGTTGTCATCAAAGTACCCGTTGGTCAGGTAGTTGGTGATTGGTGGCTGACCATCCTGGCTGGCCGGGGCGTTGAAGTAGTCGGGGAAGTCGGCTTGTGCGGCTGCTTGGTCTGCGGCCAGCACGACAACGGTTGCGAGTGTGGAGTCCATTTAATAGGCTTTCGTTTTGGAGTTGATGTACGTTTCACCAGCCGTGATCTGCGCTGCGGTGGATGCTGCACCTCGGGCAATTGAGCCGTAGTCGTGGCCGCTGTAAAAGAACGTGGTGCCAGCTCTGGAATAAAAATATGCAGGGTAGTTGCCGTAGTTGCCGGTGCCTTGGGTTGCTGTGCTTTGGGCAACTTGTGCGCCATTAATCCGCAGCAAAAGTTGAGGTGCTGAAATGTCAGATTGAGTAGTTGTGACGGCTGTAAGAGTTGTACTCAAACCGCTTGTTGATATATCTCTAGTTGTCGTTCCTCTAGAGGTTGCGTATATTCTGGCGTCAGTAAATATCTCAAGCGAAAAGGCTCCGTTATTTACGCCGACATTTACGCTCAACTCATGGATAAACTGGCCAGCATTTGTCAGCTTCCGCAAGCCCTGCCACACAGTCATTTTGTTGGTGGCGCTAAAGTTGATGCTGTTGGTCACCAAGAACTGGTTGGAGCCGTTGGGCTTGATGTACGTCGGAAAGCCTGTGCTGTCGTAGTCCGTGCTGGTGTTGACTCTCTGGTATGCGGGGAGGCCTACGCCTTGGTTTGCGGGTCGGAGGTCAGCGCCCCATGCGTAAACAGTTGGCGTTCCGCTTTTGGCGTACAACAGAAATCCAGTAGAACTTACGTTCCCTGTTGTTGTAAAGGTGAATTGCTGCCATCCAGTTGTAAGTGTGAAGTCGCTAGAAATAGTCCAGCCGTCACTGACTAGCATCGTTTCTCCACCAACTTCACCTCGTAGATAGACACTAAGTTTGATTGAAATTGCACCCGTAGCCACGCTAAGTGCTTGAGTAAGCCTGTTGCCAATTCCTGACGCACTGAAAACCAATCTGTCCGCTGTGGTTGTGCCATCGGGGGCAACAGCAGCGTTTGCCGTAACCGTTGGCGCTGTGCCTATTCGACTCCAAACCGCATCATCAAACTGCTCAGTCTTGGTCAGCAAGTTCACCCGCGCAGATACCACAGGCCTGTTCGCTGAGGTGGACTGGAAGCGGTGGTTGCCGGGGAGTTCTTTGACGGAGATGTTGGAAATTGTCGCAGACGCTCCTGTTGATGCACGAATGATAAAAAATCCAGCATTAGATGATTCTCGGCGGGTGTTTACTCCGTTGGCGACGCTAAAGGGTAAGGTATTTAGCGAAAAACAAACACATGTTCCAGAAACACCCGAAGCCGTAAAACTAAGCACGTATCGTTTTCCGGTTGTGCCAGTGTAATCAACTCGCAAATCAGTATTTGTTGCTGCGGAAGTAATTGAATACGTTGTACCGCTTACAGTCCAATCGCCAGTAGTTGTAAAAGTCGAAAACAACTCAGGCCCAAGCACCAACCCCTGACTCAAGTCCAACTGCAACCCCACAGGCTGCTCCACCGCTGTCACGGGCGTTGTGCCTGCGCTGTCTTGGAACAAGGTGGCAAAGTTGCTCGGGTCATACCACCAGCCCTGCTCGCCGTTGGCAAAGAAGGAGGCGGGGGAGAATATTGAATTTATACCCAGAGGGGCTACGGACCCCAGCCCAATAGGCAACCCATTGCGAACGGGGATTCCGAAGTAACTCATGGCGGCTTACTGGATGTTGATTGGCTTGGCGTACACGTTGCCACCAGTGGCAATCTGGATCGCACTCACGCGCCAAGGTGAACCCGTACCCTGTGGCACTTTGAACGGAATCGGTGTGTTGGCGGGGATCGGTGTGTCGCCGGTCGTGGCCGTGACACCCTCGCCCACGGTGACATAACAGGCTTGATCAGCCCAGATCACAACACCCTGTGGACCCGCAGGCCATGTGCTGGTGGAGCCAGCGGTGCCGGTGAATGCGGCAGTCAAGGCGGGGAAATTGGCTTTGGCGAGAGGATTTAAGAGTTCCATGATGGCTCCTTATGCGAGAGTGTAATGATTTCGCTTATTGCGGTTTTCTGATTTTGGGATGACTTGCAAATTTGTAGGAACATGCAACCCCGAAACAAATTCACCGCGCAAAGGAATGATGTGGTCAACTTCCCAAATGAAACCAAACATTTGAGTACGAAGTTTAGCTAACTTATACGCCTCACGCATCATCCACTTATCATCTGAAGTAAGCCATTGTGGCACACGTTTAGCCCGTCTGGCAACGCTTGCAACAGACCGAGCAGTGTACGCAGCGGGGTGTTTTTCAATGTGTCGGAGGCGTTTGGCTTTAACTTTTTCAGGGTTAGCTTTAACCCATAGTTTTGCGTCTTCACGTACCTTGTCTTTGTTAGCAGCTTGCCATCGTTTGACACGGGTGCCGTGGAGCTCTCTGTTGCTTTCTATCCATTTTCGCATAGACGCTGAATGCTTTTCAGGATTTGCTTTTCTCCAAGCCAATGAGCTTAGTTTTACGCATTCAATGCATTGTCCAGCAATATAACGGTCTGAAAAATGACCATATTTGC